CTATTATCAAGGTTAATAAAATCGTTAAGGTGACCACATGCCAGGCACAGTAGGCAGCGGCAGAACAGCCAGACCACTGGCTGAAATCAAGCTGCTGGGAAACTACAGGCAAGACAAACACGGGCACAGGATAGATGACCTGGTCTGCATTGCCGGCGGGAAACCCAAGCGGCCACGCGGTCTATGTAAGGCGGGAAAGGACTGGTGGAAATGGTCTGTCACTTCCCTGCCGGCGGGCATCTACACGGAAGCAGATACAGGGCTATTGCACCAGGCGCTGTGCTGGTGGATCTCCTGGAGCAAAGCGGTAGAGGCAGGTGATACAGTAGAAATGGAACGGGCCAGCCGCAATTACGTGGCGCTTTCCAAGGTTTTGTACTTTGGGCCAGTGGGTAGGACTAAGCTGGTTGCAGCAGAACCGCATAAGGTTAAGGGGATCCAGTCCAGGGACAGGGACAATGGCAAAAAAGACTAGCAAGTGGGTCCGCAATGAGGCAGACCAGCGGGCTGTTGACCGGGGCTGCCGGCTGGATGAGCAGCGTGGTCAGCACGTTATCGATTTTATCCAGGACCACCTGCGGCTATATGAAGGGGAATACGCCGGCCAGCGGGTGGAATTGATGGACTGGCAGCAAGAATTATTTATGCAGCTGTTTGGCTGGGTCCATTTTTCCAAGGACTGGAACAGGGAAGTTCGACGGTTCACCCGCTGCGGAATTTGGCTGCCGAAAAAGAGTGGGAAGTCACCGGTTGCCGCGATGGTAGGTTTGTATCTTCTGACAGCAGACGGGGAACGCGGGCAGAAAGTATTCAGCGCTGCCAAGGATGGCAAACAGGCTGGCATAGTTCACGCCCACGCCAGGGCAATGGTGGATATGTCGCCGGCGCTATCGAGTGAGTGCAAGATAAACAACACGAATGGTGTTATTGCGCACCTGCCCACCAGGAGCAGCTACAGCATCCTGCGGGGCGATAATATCAAAGGCCAGGAGGGTTTAAACGGAAGCGTAATTATTGACGAGACCCACGTAGTAGACAGCCGGCTGGCTGCGGTCCTGGAATATATGGGCGCCAGCAGGGCAGAGCCGATCCAGTTTGAAGTCAGCACGGCGGGAAATAATCCCCAGTCCTATGGCAAGCGGCAATGGGATTATGGCAAAGCGGTTAACGAGGGAATGATTGATGATGATTCATTCCTGTTTGTGGAATACGCGGCGCCAGCCGGCCTGTCAGATGCAGACTACAGCAAGCCGGCCATCTGGAAAGCAGCGAACCCATCCTGGGGCGTGACTATCAAGGCGGGCGAATTCGAAACCAGCCACCAGCGGGCCAGCCGCAGTATTTCGGACTTCCAGCGGTGGAAACAGTACAGGCTTAACGTCTGGAGTGCAGCACAGAACATCTGGTTAAAAACAGACGACTGGAACAGCTGCAAGGTGGACCTGGACCTGGCGGCGCTCGAGGGCCAGCCCTGCTTTATTGGCCTGGACCTGTCACGTACCAGGGATATGACGTCAGCTGTTTGTGTTTTCCCAGACTATGAACTGGAGACATACACGCTACTGCCATTTTTCTGGCTGCCAGAGGAAACGGCAAAGGCTAACAACCACCTGGCGTCATACATGAACTGGGCAGAGCAGGGCTATCTGGAAACCACGCCAGGGAACGTGGTGGATTATTCCTACGTGGAACAGCGGATAGCGGACCTGGCCCAGCTGTACAACGTGCAGGAACTGGTTTTCGATCCTTGCTATGCAGAAGAATTGACCCAGCGGCTGGAAAACGAGAGCGGGGTCCCACGGTCAGCATTCCGGCAGACGGTTATGGCGTTTGCAGGACCTACTGCCGAATTTGAACGGCTGGTGATAGGAAAGCAGCTGCGGCATGGCGGGCACCCAATCATGGACTGGCAAGCCGGCCACGTGCAGGTCAAGCAGGACAACAACGCAAACAAGCGGCCAGTAAAGCCGGCGCATGATGACCCCAAGAAAATTGACGGCATAGTTGCTGCGATTATGGCCCTGGGCAGGGCACAGGCAGCAGACGCGGAGCCAACCTACAACTATTACGAAGATAACCAGCTGGAGCTAATGTAATGCCTGACAATAACATGATGATCGACACCGGGGACGAGAACCGCAGCCTGGAGAATCCGAACATTCCCCTGGGCAGCCCAGAGGTCTGGAATGAGGTATTCGGGGATTACAAAGCAGATACCGGGGAAAGCGTCAGCCCTAAGCGGGCGCTCGGCCTGGCAGCCGTCTGGCAGGCTGTCAGCCTGATATCTGGCGACGTTGCAAAGCTACCGCTAAACGTCTACCGGCGCCGGCCGGACCTGGGAGAACGTGGGCGGGAAATCGACCAGGCCCACCCAGCCCAGCAGCTGGTCAGGTGGAAAGCCAGCGGGAAAATGTCCGCGTTCAAGTTCTGGCGCCGGATGATGACGCATTCCCTGCTGTGGGGAAATGCCTATGCCCTGATTATGAAGGATCCCAACGGCCAGCCGCTGGAGCTGCTGCCGCTGCTGCCTGATCGGACCCAGCCACAGATCCGCGAGGACGGCAGCACCTATTACGTGAGCGAGGTAGGCGGCAGCCTGGTTAGTTTCTTTGATAGCGAAATACTCCACCTGGAACATATCAGCATCAAAGGGGATGCCGATTGTGAGCTGATCCACCAGGCACGCAATAGCTTTGCCCTGGGCCTGGCCCAAAACAAGTTTGCCAGCAGGTTTTTCCAGCATGGTGCCAGGATCGGGGGGATTCTAGAGGTCCCACCCGGGATGACGAAAACCGCAGCCGATAATCTGGAGATAGGCTACCGGAAAACCTATGAAGCGGTAGACAATGCGTTTAAGACTGTGATCCTGCGGGACGGTGCTAAATTCCACGCGGGGCAGTTTGCACCAGACCAGGCACAGATGACACAGAGCAGAGCCGAGCAGGTGAAGGACGTTGCCAGGTGGTTTAACCTGCCACCCCACAAGCTGGGAGATGACAGCCGCACCAGTTACAGCAGCCTGGAGCAAGAGAACCGCAGCTATCTGGACAGCTGCCTGGCGGTCTGGCTGCAAACGATTGCCAGTGAATGCTGGATGAAACTGCTAACCACAGACCAGCAGGCTGCCGGCCAACACTATATTGAGCATAACGTGGATGCCCTGATACAAGCGGACACCATGACAAAGTACACGGTAGGACGCATGGGTATAGAAATGGGCGTTCTGTCACCAGACGAATTCCGGGCAATGCAGAATATGAATCCACGTCCAGACGGTCTGGGTGGGGTCTACCTGCGGCCACTGAATATGACAGTGGCAGGGGAAGAAACGGCGCCGGCAGAGGATCCACCAGCGGATCCAGAGCCAGAAGCAGAGCCGGAAGCGCTGGACGCTACGCGGGCGGTCCTGCTGCAACAGATGGCGGCAGCTGTGGGCGGGATCCTGGACAGCGTGACCAGGAACGTAAAGCGTAAAAAGGCCAGCCGGTTTGTGACCTGGATTGACAGCGGGCTGGAGGCTAACACAGCAGACCAGGCCGCGGTCCATCTATCAACCGCAGCGGTAGCCTATGCTGCTGTTCGTGGACAATGTACAGAGCCGTTTGCCATTGAGGCATTAATGTCTATCTACGACCACCTAAGACCAAAGCTGGACAGCCTGCTGGAGACAACCACAGAAGCGGATCTAAAGAATACTATCGTTGAAGCTGCGGACCAGCTGCGGCTGGACCTCCCGGCAGAAATCCTAAACACCCTGGAAGAAGGAATATAAACCGATGGCAAAACAATTCCCAAACAGCATGGCGGTAGAGGTCAGGGACCAGGACGGCCAGCCGGTCATTACCGGCTACGCGGCGGTCTATCACAGGTCAGACGACCCTGGCACAGAATTTGAACTGCTGGACAATTACGTTGAACGGATCATGCCAGGCGCGTTCGATAGTGCCCTGGAAACAGAACAGGACGTGCGCGGCCTGTTTAATCACGATCCTAACCAGGTGCTGGGGAGGACCGGGGCCGGGACCATGACGTTATCTGCCGATTCTATCGGCCTGCGGTACGATATTCTGCTCCCAGACACCCAGCTGGGCCGGGACGTGGCCACCAGCATAGGACGCGGGGACGTTACTGGCAGCAGTTTCAGTTTTAAAGTGGCAGACGGCGGCGCGGAAATCCGTAAAGACGGGGACCAGACTGTCAGGGAACTGCGCAGCGTCAACTTGTTCGATCTGGGACCGGTTACTTTTCCAGCATACGGGTCCACGAGTACCGGCCTGCGGACAGCCGAAAACGTAAAAGAAGCGGAAACGGCGCTGTGGGCCTGGCTGGATGAAACACGCAAGGGCCAGGAAGCGGTTGACGTGCGGGCCAGGCTGGTGGCGCTGGGCCTGGGATAACGTTGTTGCAATTGCAGGCCACCTGTGAACAATAACAACTGTGCCGGCTGAAAGCGCAAGCCAGTAAACGGTACAAATCGAAACAGCTGAAAGCGTAATGCAAGTATCTGTTATCTGCGGGGATCAATTACCCTGCCGGCAGATACTTTTTTGTTCCTGCCGGCAATACCGACAAGGAACAACAAATGTCAGACGCTATCAAAAAGCTGCAAGAACAGCGCAGCGAATTATCAGCAAAAATCAAGGAACTTGCAGACAACCAGGAAAACTGGTCAGCAGAGGACCGGGAAACCTGGGACGCTGTGAACACCAGCTATGACGAAACCGTATCCGAAATGGAAGCGGAAAAGGAACGTCTGGACGTTGCAGCGCGTTTGTCTGAAGTTTCCCAGGCCAGGGACGTTGCCAGTTTCAAGGCCCAGCGTGCTGGTGAAGAACCCGTAACGAGCGAAACCCACAACCTGGCGTTCCAGGCTTGGGCACGTTATCAGAACGGGCTCGATATTGAAGAACGGCACCAGAGCGCATGCCGGCAGGTAGGTATTGACTACAAAAGCCCCAGTTTTGACGTCCAGTTGCAACAGAATCCAGCTGGCTATCGCCACAACGGTTTCGGGCGCAGCCTGGAAACGCGGGCACAGTCAGTAGGAACTGACAGCGCTGGCGGTTACACGGTGCCAGAGGGATTTGTAAATGAGCTGGAAAGGTCCCTGCTGGCGTTTGGCGGTCCGCGGCGCGTTGCCAGGATCCTAAGAACGTCTACCGGCAATGACATGCCCTGGGCGTCAGTGAATGATACCGGCAACGTTGGCCGGCTGTTAGCTGAAAACGCAGCGATTACAGAAACCGCTGTAACGTTCGGCAGCGTTACAATCTCAAGCTATAAGTATTCGTCAGATTCAGTTTTAATATCTGCGGAACTGATGTCGGACTCGGCCTTCTCGCTGGCCCAGGAAGTCGGCAGTATGTTAGGTGAGCGCCTTGGCAGAATTACTGCCCAGCATTTCACCACTGGTACTGGCAGCAGCCAGCCCCAGGGTATCACTGTTGGCGCGTCTGCTGGCGTGACAGCTGCCGGGGCAGCGGCCATTACCGCAGATGAACTGATTGAGCTGTATCACAGCGTGGATCCTGCCTACCGCAACGATCCTAGTTTTGGATGGATGATGCATGACGATATCATCCTTTACATCCGTAAGCTAAAGGACGCCAATGACCAGTATCTCTGGCAGCCTGGACTCCAGGACAGCGAGCCAGACAGATTGCTTGGCAAGCCGGTTGTCGTGAATAACGACATGCCAGCCCTGGCAACTGGGAATGTTACCGTTCTGGTCGGCGCCATGAGCAAGTATGTGGTCCGGGATGCCGGATCCGTTCGGATGTTCCGATTAGAGGAACGGTACCGGGACAACGACCAAACCGGTTTTGTGGCGTTTAGTCGCCATGACGGGCGAGTGATTGATGCGGGCACAGGTCCGATCAAGAAATTGACCCAGGCATAACACCGGGGGCAGATAGTTGAAGGTCCGACTTTTAACGGGGCGAGTATCGCTAACCGGCAGCAATGAAGCCGGGGAAGTGATAGAGATCCCAGAGGATGAGGGCCAGCGACTAATTGACCGAAAGCTGGCGGAGCCTGTCCTGCAAGGACGCGGGGCAGGCACGCCAGAATCGGCCATGCGAAAGCCAGCAAAGGCCAGGGGCAAGGGCAAAAAATGACAAGCGTAATTGATTACGGCCTGGACTTGCAGACAGCACCAGCGGCAGAACCGCTGACAACGGCTGAATGCAGGAGCCACTTGAACCTGGACGAGACATATTATGACACCATTCTGGATAACCTGGTGATAGCGGCCAGGCAGAAGGTTGAAGCGGAAACCGGGCGGCAGCTGATAACGGCCACCTACGATCTTACCCTGGATAAATTCCCACCAGGCACGCGGATACTTCACATGCCCAAGGGCCAGCTGCAAAGCGTATCTGCTATCACGTACACAGACACAGCAGGCGCGGGTGCCACAATTACCGCGTCTGATTACATCGTCAGTATCAAGCGGGATCCTGGCAGCATTACACCGGCCTACGACAAGACCTGGCCCAGTGCCAGGCAGGTGCGGGACGCTGTGCAGATCCGGTTTATATGCGGCTACGGGGACGCGGGCAGCGATGTACCCCAGGCAATTAAGCAGGCCATCCTGCTGCTGGTGGGGCACCTGTTTGAGAACAGGGAAGCTGTACTAGTTGGCCCTGGTGCGACGGTGCTGCCGATGGCGGTGGACAGCCTGCTGGCGCCCTACAAGCTGGGCGATAGTTTCACCTGTTACGGGCAGGGGGTCTAAATGGTCAGGGCAGGACAGCTGCGGCGCCGAATAGCCATCCAGACAGAAGCAGAAGCGGCAGACGCTGGCGGCCAGCTGATCAGCACCTGGTCCACGGCCAGGACAATGGACGGCCAGGTGGTGGAAAAGGGCGGCGGGGAAACAATACGCGGTGACCAGGTACAGGATTTTGTAACGGCTGTGGTGATTATAAGAGAACCCAGAAGCGGAACATTCCCCACGGCCAAAATGCGGATCCAGTACACAGACGGGGCAGCTACCAGGACCCTGAATATCCAGAACGTACAGCGGCGCGACAACTACCACAGGACCCTGTGGTTGTACTGCCGGGAGGATGAATAGATGGTACAGCCTGGCGGTTTTCAGCATCTAGACTTTGGGCGTGGCGGTGCCATGACAATCGGCCAGTCTGTCTGGCAGGTGACAGGCATTAAAGAGGTTGACGCGAAACTTAAAAAGCTGCCTGGCACAGTACAGAAAAAACTAATGCGAAAGGCCATGAGGAAAGCAGCCAAGCACGTGGTAACAGCAGCCCAGGCAATGGTACCGAAGGACAGCGGCAGGCTGGGGAAAAGTATCAAGATAAGGGGATTAAAGCGGAGCAGGAAAACTGCCCACATTGTTGGCGTTCGGATTGTGACAGGGAAGGATCTATTCAAGGGGGAATACTATTATGGCGGGTTTGTTGAATACGGCACGCGATACCAGCCGGCCAGGTCGTTTCTCAGGCGAGCAGCCCACCAGCAAGAGGACGTTGTGCTGGGCGTATTCCGTGGCGTGATGAAAAAGATAGTTGCAGAGGAATCCTACAGGCAGACCTACCTGGCCTGAACATGCGCAGAATTACATTGAAGCTGGAAAAGTTAAATGAGCGACATAGGCAAAGCAATCAGGACCAGGCTGGCAGCAGATAGCGCTGTGGCAGCTGATGTGGGAACACGCATTTTCCCCAGGGCCATGCCGCAGGATGCCACGCTGCCGGCCATCGTTTACCAGCTGGTCAGCAGCACCAGTGATGACGCAATAGGCGGGGCTGCTGGCATGGCCACAGCGCTGCTACAGGTGGACGTATACGCGGACACCCACCTGGCGGCGAACAATACCGGGGAAGATATCAGGTCAGCCCTGCATGGATTTACAGGCACCATAGGCAGTGAAACTATCAGAGGGCTGCAACTACAAAACAAGCTGGAGGGCTACCAGGTGCCAAATGATGGCGGGGATGACGGTGTATACCGCGTAACCCTGGACTGGTCCATAACGCACACCGAGTCAGTACCCACGTTTTAGAAAAGGAACTAGAAAATGGCAGATACAGGAACAGGCACTACGATCACGTTTGGTACGTCTGGATGGACTGGCAGCGTTATTAGTATCGGTGGCACCACCCAGAGCCGGGAAGCGCTGGAGGACAGCCACCTGGGCACCAGCGGCGAAAAAACCTATGTCTTTGATGACCTGATCGAGCCAGGCGATTTTGAAATTGAGTTCTTTTGGGATCAATCGGCGAGCACGTTTCCACCTATCAGCGCTGTGGCTGAAACCGTCACTGTAACATTCCCACTGAAAACCGGGGAAACCACGAATGCTACCCTGGCAGGCAGCGGCGGGCTGGTTGAAGCAAGCGGGCCGGATGTCAGCAACGGCGAATTAATGACGGGCAGCATGAGCATCCAGTGGGACGGGAAGACTGGGCCAACCTATACGGCGGGGTCCTAATGACTATCACACTCGACGAACACCCAGCCAGGCAGATGGTGGACGGGGAGCTGGTGCCACTGGTGCCAGACCAGCATTGTATACGGCTGGATGGAATCATGGTGGGCTATTGCAGCAAGCACGTGGGCGGCTGTATTCAGCTGATAGTTGTCCTGGATGAAACCACCCAGGACGCTATCGCAGCCCACGTTATGCAGGCCATCGGCCAGCAGACGGTAACAATGGTGCCGGACCTGGAAGAAATTGCAGAACCTGTTTTTGATGAAGGGGAAGACAATGGGGAAGATAGCGAACCGGAATGACATATTAAAGCTGTGCCAGCGCAGGTTCAAGGATGTGAACGTGGAGGAACTTGGCATGGCTTTTAGGATCCAGTCCCTAACAGAAAGAGAAAAGGCAAGCTATGAAACGCAGCTGCTGGGCCGGAACGGGAAGGTAAATAAAAACAGGCTGCTGGATGCCAGCCGGCGTCTGGTCTGCCTGTGCCTGGTGGATAAGGACGGTAAGCCGCTAATGAACAGCGGGGACGTGGACGAACTGGCAGACCTGGACGGGCTGGTAGTTGCCAGGCTATATGATGCCTGCCGAGTCCATTGTGGTTTTGACGAGGGAGACATTGAAACAGCGGTAAAAAACTCAGACAGGGTCCAGCTCGACGAATCTTCTGCATGAGACTGGCCCTAGCGCTGGGCCATGTAAATGTGGATGCCATGCTGGACCTGGTGACACCGGAGCAGATAACAGAATGGTGGGCCTATTACATACTGGAACCCTTTGGAGAACCCTGGCAGCACACGGCGCTCCTGGCTGCTGTCATGCAAAACACGACAGCAAGCAAGCGTAGCGAACTGACACAGCCAGAGGACTGGCTGCCAAAATTCGACCTGGACAGCACAGAAAAGAAACGCAGCAAACTAAAAGACGCGGAACAGAAACTGGCGGCGCTCTATGGCAACAATAGCGGAAATCGCAATAAACGTAACAGCCAGAACCCAGAAGCTGGAAAAGGACCTGGCGCGGGCAAAGGGTAAACTCAACAAGTTTGGCAATCAGGCAAAGTCAGCAGGGGGCGGACTTAAAGCGCTGGCCCTGAAAGCGGCCGGCGCTGCTGCTGCAATCTTTGGCGTAGCTAAAGTTATCAGCGGATTGACTACAGCAATGTCCGAGATAGATGAGGCAAGCAAGAAAGCCAGAACCCTGGGGATGACCACCCAGCAGATTCTCCAGCTGAACCACAGCGCAGGGCTGGCAGGAGTTGGCGTTACCCAGATGAATACCGGCCTGACCAGAATGGTGGTGGGGATCCAGGACGCGGCCAGGGGAACAGGAGAAGCGAGTACAGTCCTAAAGCAGCTGGGTATCGACGTTACCCGTCTGGCGGCGATGTCACCCCATGAGCAATTCTTAACAATGGCAGACGCTATCAGGGGCATAGAGGACCCAGCCCAGAAAGCGGACGCGGCCTATAAGCTGTTCGGCAGGAGTGGCGTGGACCTAATTAACATGTTTGAAGGCGGCAGCGCGGCTATCAGGGCACAGGCGGCAGATTTTGACAAGCTCCACGGCAAGATTAGCGACACAGACGCAAAGGCGGTAGAGGATGCAAATGACGCTATCCTGGAAATGAAACAGGCTTTCAAAGGGGTATTCGTGCAGCTGACGACATTACTGGCGCCGGCGTTTGAGGTCCTTGCGGGAATCATCCAGGGCGTGGCCAAATTCATGCGCAACGTAGTAGATGCCCTGAAAAGCATGGGCGTCAATATGAAGGTTGCGGTCCCGCTGATCATGGCAATAGTGGGTGCCTTATTACTTTATAAGTCTGGCCTGATCGCTGCCACGCTCGCAAAAATGGCACTACTCGCCATGAGCGGTCCGTTTGGGTGGGCACAGCTGGCGGCGGGCGCAACTGCCCTGGCGGCTGGCATGGGCGCGTTTTCGTCCCATGTAAAAGAAGCAGACGAAATTACAAACCAAAGCGCTGCAAGTACAAGCCACCTAACCGAAACAATAGAGGAACATACCGCCGCTGTGGATGATGCAGCAAAGGCACAGGAGGACCTTGCAAAAGCCGGCGCCCACGTAACGGAGCAGTTTAAGACACCGATGGAAAAATTCCAGGACAGAATGAAACACCTGGATCAGCTGGTCAGGGCCGGGGCCATAACCTGGGAAACATATAGCAGGGCGGTCCAGGGTGCTATCGCAGACCAGAAGAAAGCAAACCAGCGGAAGATCGAAGCAGCCAGCCCAATCAGTGCGGTAACAATGGGCAGCAGCGCTGGTTTCTCTGCTATCCAAAAAGCAAACAGGGAACAGGAAAAACAGACCAAAATTGCAGAACAGGAGCTGGCCCAGGCAAAAGAAACGAACCGGATACTAAACGGGGTCCGCGACGATATCCAGAACGAACAAGAGCCACAGGTGGCGAACATATGACAGTTACAAGCGTAACCGTGAAACATGACGGCTGGTCCGCAAGCATGAAACCGGGAACGGCCAGAGTACAGACCATTGCTGGCGTTGTCACTATCGGTGCAAAAATCGATTTCACTGTGGTTTTCCTGGTTGAAACAGATGACCGGCTGGACGGTCCGCAGGTGGTGGCTGGTGGCAATGTGGCTGGCGTGAAAATTCCAGCCATCGGGGATTTCTACGAATTCGGAAACGACATAGACCAGCAGGCATTCTGTAATTCTGTATCACCTAAATCGGTTGGCGGGAATTTGTGGGAGGTTACCTGCGCGTACGGTCCACGGGCCAGCCTGTCACCCAAGGACAACCAGCCAGAAGATAACCCGCCCATGCTGGACAAGGCTGGCCAGCCTACTGATGACCCTATGCTGGCCGCCACCAGTGTACAGGTCAGCCTGGTACATATGAAGGAACCCGTAACCCAGGCGGTCTACGCCGGCCAGTGGTGGGGCAGAGCTGCCGGCAACGTACAACAGAAACCGAACATCGGACTTAAAACCCCGAACGGTGGCATTGCAGGCGAATTGATACAGCCGCTGAATGGCCTGCCTGCTGACATTGATAAATGGCTACAAAAGCGGGCGCCGGTTTGCAACAGCGTGGGCGTGCCGTTTGATCCACCAGTCGAGCGGGATCATGCCAGGATCAATTTAAGAATTACCCGGAATCATAAAGAATTCCCGGTAAATGATATCTGGTGGTATCAGGACACAATCAATGGAACAGATATCAGGGTTCTGGCACCTGGTTTCGATGTCCTAATCCCAGCCCACTGGGGAAAAATGATGAGTATTTCAGGAACTCCAGCGCTACTAGGCGGCCTGTCGTTCTACCGCGTGACCTATGAAATACATATAGAGCCTGGGCTATTCGACATGGAGGACCACCCATGGCGCCCAAAAATACTAGACCGGGGATTGACCAGGCAGACGACCCCAGAGGAGGACGCAGCCCATGACGATTACGACAAGGGCGCGGGAATGCGGCCAGGCAACGTCAATATTAAAGACAACACCGGCCAGGCAATCAGCGAACCTGTGCTGTTGAACGGGGCAGGGCAGACACTGAAGGGCGACATTCTAGGCAGGACAGCTGTATGGCTGGAATATGCCATCTACACAGAAGCAGACTGGGGCGACCTGAAACTAGATATTATGGACGGGTTTGCTGACGCATAAAAACAGGAGAGCACAATGGCTGACAAATACTGGAACGGCAACACGGGCACAGATGGCGACGTGACAGACGCCACGAATTGGACGCCCAGCGGGGTGCCAACAGCCAGCGACAACGTGCGGCTGGTGGCTGGATTCAATACCGCAATGAGTAGCAACCTTGCGGGCCTGTCTGGCGTTTCCCTGGGTGATTTTATAGTAGAGGAAGGTTACACAGGCACCATCGGCACCAGCACAGCGGACCTGGAAATAACGTGCACTAGTTTCGAATTCGAGGGCAGCGGGAAAGCATACATTGACCTGGAGGCCAGCAACATAACTGCCACTATCCACGGGAGTGCTGCATCCACCAGCGTGGGAACGTTTGGCCTGTATTTAATAGGCAGCAACCTGGCTGCCCTGGTGGTCAGCAGCGGCAGCGTGGCGCTGGCTGGATTCATGGGTACCACAGCCACAGCCGCAGCTGTCCGCGTCAGCGGTGGGACTGTGACACTAGGGGCCGGCTGTACGGTAACGACCGTGACAACCTACGGCGGGACAATAAACACGCGTGCCAATATAACAACGGCGAACGGCTACGGGGGCACGCTGCGGACCGGGGAACAGGCGGCCATTACCACGCTGCTGGTGGACGGGGCCAGCGTGGACGACAGGGCCACGGGCACGATTACAACAGCAACCGTAAACAGCGGATACCTGGCGGTTAAGGCGGGGACGTCAAAGACAATCAGCACGCTAAACATTAACGCGGGCGGGGGGGCCAGCTGGGATCCTAACAGCGTTACTGTTTCGTCTTTGGTAGTTGGTGGGGACAACGTGCCGATTAAAATCAATAGCAGCAAAGGGTAGGGGAATGCCAGACGGCTACCTGGTCACAGCTGAAACTATCCGCAAGCTACGGCGGGACCATGACGAACTGCGCACGCAGTTAAAGGTCCTGGAGAATACCATCCTGCGCCGGCCTACCACGTCTGTGGGAGGGACAGCAGAAACCCTGGCCCTGGCAAAGCTGACAGAAAGCGTAGACGGCTATGATACAAACGGCGCCGGTAATGCGGTCCTGGAACACGGCCAGGCAGATATTCACACGTTGAAACCAGACGGCGAGCTGGTGAACCTGGAACGGTCTGTAGAAGTCTATAACGGGGAAGTAGACGATCTTACAGCCGGCACCTATGTCTCGATCCAGCGGCACTACCTGACGGGTAAGTGGATCATTGATCGAATCGGCGGGGCTGCTGCTGTCAGCCTGCACAGGGTGAAACTTAAAGAGAGTATGGGCATAACTACTAGCCTGCAAGCCAGTGCGGACCTGTACAGCCTGGCGGGAGTTGACAGCGGCACAGATATTACTGTCCTGGACCCCGATAACCTATTCCCTGCTTCCCTGGGTCCGCGTACCAGCCCAGACGATCCACTGGTCACGCTGCCAGGGGCTGCCGGCCTGGTGATGAAATCAGGCGCGGCATATTATGCGGTTGAATTGGAACAGGCAGCCAAGTGGATAAAATTTGAGGTTAATGACGTCAGTGGGTATTTAACCACAGATTCGGCGTGGAAGGTGGCAGTTAATTCATACTGGGACGGACAGCAGCCAGGAGCTACTACAGACGCATCTGGTACAGACTTTTTTGCCTATAACCTTGCAATTAAGCAAACGGGGGCAGCAGGTACAGAACATTTATTCGAGGGCGGGCCTAATGCTGTGGGCCTGGCGGTCTGGGATGATACAGCTGTCACCACAGTCACGGGGGCAGAGGTTACCCACCCAGGGCTGTATCGCATCATACAGATGGAATTCGAGTGCCCTGAATGACCTATCTAACCCACGGCAATTACAAGGGCACGCGGTGGTTTCCACGCTGCTGCTGCCAGCCCTGTGAAATCATACGCGATAGGTTTACCCGATACGCTCCGATAGATGCCAGCCGCTGGGAAGTTATACGCGGGAACTGGGGCACCCATTCTGACGCCAGGGCCACGGCTGACGGCAGGCGGCCACTGCAGGAAACTGGCGGCAGCCTGCCGGCGCTGGTTGTTGGCGTGCAGGAGCTGCCAGACGCGGATCCAGACTTTTACACTGTTACTGACGTGACTATCAAAACCAGCGCCCAGCCGTTTTTTGTCGTAGATTTTACAGACGCTGCCACAGACACCTACCACGCGGTCCGCGTAACTTATGAATACGCGTCAGAAGATAAGTTAACTGTTGATTTTCTTTCTTATAACGGAACAACGGCGACGCAATTAGGTGACACCCACGTTATAGACTGGGACCCAGACGACCCTGGCGAGTTTCTGCGGGCCACGTTTACAGTCTGCCTGAATGGTGACAATCTATCTATACAAATGAGCAGCGGGACAACAGGTACAACAAATGACGCCACGGGAAAAGATAGCCCGCCGGACTTTTTTGTGGCAGAAGACATTACAGCAAAGCATGGCGGGAAACGGGCGGGCCTGGGGTTTTCTGGTGGGCTATCTGCACAGCGGCAGGGGACCAGGTGGAACAGTTTTGAATTGCACATCCATGAAAACCAGAAAGACGGCTGCCCCAGCTGCCTGGCCTGTGTCTGCCAGGGGCCGCCGGCTGACGAATACGACGTAACGATAGAAGGGTTTAACGATTCAACAGACAGCTGCTGTGATAACTGCGCGGACCTGGACGGGGAGTTTACCCTGCGATACCGTCCAGACCTATCCACGGCGGGGGTCTGTGTCTGGCAATATGAGGGCGCTTATGCGCCAATGTGGACATGTGGTTTCCCTGGCGGCAGCCCATGCGTGGCGTTGGACGGCCTGGACATTTCTTTCCTGCGGCTAACAGTGAAAGCGGACACAGACGCGGAGGACAACGAAATCTGCCGCTGGAAATTCACAGCTGGAAACCCAAATGCGGGTAACTACTTTGGCGCCACGTGGGGCAGGCTGCTTAACGCTGCATCCTGTGATTGTGACCTATCCAGCGCAGATTTTGAGTTTGGCGGGACTGAATCTGGTACAGCCGGCGAAACACACAGCACAGCGGAAACTGTTCTGGATCCAGACGGAAATCCCAGCAGCCGCAACGGGATCGGACAGCGCTGGTTTTCAGAGGTGTGCGATGTCACCAGCGTCACAATAACAGTCTCGGCGGCGTGATATGGATTGCATATTCTTAGAATCCGGCGACGGCTACCAGTGCAAGTTTTGCGGAACACGCAAGGCCAGGCCCACCAGGAGGAATTGCAGCAGGTCCACGGGCCTGGGCGATACTCTCGCAAAGGTTACCAAGGCGCTGGGAATCCGTCCCTGTAACGGCTGCCGGGGGCGGCAGGAGAAGCTAAACGGCTGGTTTCAATATGACAGGCCACAGCCACCCCAGTGGGTCAGCACGCTGGACCTGGTGGTGGACACCTACCAGCTGGCGGCAAAGCTCCCCAGGGGCATAGACGCGGTCGTGGGGATCCCCAGGAGTGGCATGATACCGGCCAGCATACTGGCCACCCATTTACACGTTCCACTGTACAGCCTGGCAGACGGGGTAATGGTCCACGCGGGTGCCGGCAGCCGGCTCCCGGCCACGGAAAACCATCAGCGGGTCCTGGTCGTGGATGACACTGTCATGAACGGCAGCCAGCTAAAACGGGCCAGGGGTGCCCTGCCTGGCGGTGGCTATCTATTTGCGGCTGTCTATGTGAACCCGGCATCCAGGGTTAAGCCAGACTACCAGGCTGCGGTGCTGGAGCAGCCCCACCTGCTGGAGTGGAATTTATTTAACTGCGGCTATATCAAAAACTGCATTACAGATATGGACGGCATTATCTGTGAGGATCCACGCCGGGAAGGGCTGACAGCAAAGCAGCAGGAGCAGGAACTGGACAACGTGGCGCCCAGGTGGGTGCCCAGGAAAGTGCCAGTGCAGGCTATCGTTACGGCCAGGCTGGAAAAGCACAGGGCCAGGACAGAAATCTGGCTGGCTAAAAACGGCGCCCAGTATGACAGACTGATCATGGGACCGTGGGCCAATGAT